GCGGCGGGAACGATGGAAGCGAGAATGCAACCGTGGCGTCATCAACCGCCGCGGCCATCACGACTTGGAGCGAGTGGGCGGCCGACGCCACTCGTCAACTCGACTCGTGCGACGAATCGAACACCGTCACCGTATGGACCTGCTACAACAGCGTCGTGACTGCGATCGACTCCAGTTCACGCGGCCTTGCTCCCACCGACCCGCAAGTCGACCTGCTGATCAAACAGTTCCAAACCCAGTACGCCAAGGTCCTGACACGTGACTGTCAGTCGTCGATCAAACTTGAATGCCAGACCATCCAGGCGCCACTACGACTGGACATCAAGGCGCTCAAGCAGAAGGTTCAGAGCCTCGCCTGACTAACCGAACATCCCAGCGCGCATCTCATCCGCCACGGCACGCGCACGATCGGCAGACTCGATAGCCAGTTCACTTCGTGTCGTCTGGTCGGATGAATCTTCAGATAGGCTCGCCGGCCCATACCGCGCCGGCCAATACTGCTCAGGCACGTCGTCCATAACCCGCGCCGCCTCGAAGTAGCGGCGGTCCGATTCGATCGTCGCAATCTCCGCGAGCAAGAACGACACGGTGTCATTGAACCGCCAATCAGGGTTGATCTTCCGATGCAACTCCATCGACGGATCGGTGTATGCGCGATTCACAATTGCCCGCAGATCCGCCCACGAGAACCACGGTTTACCGAGGTCCCGCAGGCGAAGACCGTGTGAGATTACGTCGTAGGCAATGGCCTCCCCGTGCTCCGTTAGGAGTCGTCGGAGGCCGAGGATTCCCCCACTGAGATCGGGTCAACGTCATCAGGGGCGGTCAACTGGTCAACGATCCACTGAATGGTGCGCTCAGGGATCTTCTTCGACGTCAACAGGAACTTGTAGTCGGACGCCTTCATGTGTGGCTGGAGCCATCGCAGCTTCAGCTCACGCATGATCTCCGTCTGACGATCCTCGTCGCCATCGGCAGCCAGCTTGGCGAGCTCGTCCGGGAACGGCGCGCGCTCATCCTCGGGCAGCTCATCGTTGTCCTTGTGCCACTGGTCGACAGTCTGTGCGGCCTCAATGTGCTTGGTCGCGAACTTCTGGTACGCGGCGGTTTCCTCTGGGGTGGCCCACGCCAGTTTTGGCGCCTCGATGAGAATCGGGTTTGCGCGACCGGAGACGGGCACCGCGAGCTTGACGAGGTGGTCGGATGCGACAGGGGCGACTGCGTAACCCTCGGGGATGGACATGATTGGTCAGGAGCCTTTCGTTGCGATTGGTAGATGCTGTCAGGAGCAGGCCCCGCCCGGCGGGGGCCACAGCTCCTGACCAAAGGGGTGGAAGACACCCCGCCGGGCAGGACTGGAGGAGGCTCAGATCACGAGGATCACGAGCCGGAGAACACGCCGTTGTCGCGGAACTCCTTGAGGAACTTGCCATCCGAGCCGCGGTACACATCCCACGTCACCTCATAGTTGGTGGCGTCGTTGTAGACGTCCTTGATCTCCGCGATCTCACTGACCTGGCAGATCTCGGCGACGTACAGCTTGCCCTTCGCTCCCGACTTCACCTTGATAGCGGCCTGCTGGAACGGAAGCTGCTCCGGCGCATGGAAGATAGTGATCTGCTCACCATGCGAACCGGTCGCCACAGTGACCTCGACGTTGTCGGTGCCGTACACCGTCTTCACGAGGTTGATGTTGTCGACGTCCAGGAACTTAGCCTTGAAGCCGTCGGCGAAATCATCCTGCACAGACAGGTAGGTCGCGCCGTCGAAGTCCTTGATCTTCTTCGACGAACGGGTGTAGCTGATGGACAGGCCATCCTCGGCGAGAGTGCCGAGATCGAGTGCCGCCCAACCGGTCGGCAGAGCAACGCCGGGCAGGGCGTGATCGACGGTCGGCAGGGCGAGGACCCCGGTCGGACCAGCAAAGACGACGCCGCCGTTGATCGACTGCGCCACGAAGGACTTCTTGACATCTCCCATGATTGGGTGCCCCTTTCAGGCATTCTCGGTCAGGAGCTGTGAAAGGGTTATTCGCTGATGGGACTTAGGGATTGATCAGATAGAGGGTGCCGGTGAACTGCCAGCGAGAATGGTGTGGATAGTCGGGGTGGGCGAAGTCGGTCAGGCCGCCCATGTCCCACCCGGAGATCCACAGTCCAGCCCAGGTTCCGCCAGATGCAGCGTCGGTGAACGCATCCGCCAATGCGGTCGCATCCGCCTCCGCCTGAACAGAATCGGGAGCACCAGCTACGGTCGAGGCGAAACACTCCACCAAGATCGTCGGCCGGTCCAAGATCCGGTCACGCGAACCACCGGCACGCGACACACGCACAAACCGGCGAGGAGACTGAGATACCAACGCCGACACAGGAACACCCGGCAACGCAGAACGGGCCACCGCCTGCGCCGCAGCCAACACGCTCACGCCGACCCCATAGCCCTGATCAGCGTGTTGTTTCGCGCATTGTTCGCCATCGCCCGAGCGTCGGCCGTCACCACAGTGGTGCGCCACCGACCCTGAGGACGCTTCGCGCCCTGCCGAGACCCGACCGCATACGTGCCCTTGCCAATCGAGTTGGCCTCGGCGCAGATACGCTCAGCGACCGCCACCTCCTCGGCAACCAGCGCAGGATCAGAACGAACCTGATACAGCCCGTTACGATTCCACTCGATACGCACCGCCATCAGGACTCCTCCCAACACTCCTCGACACGACGCCAAGCGCCGGGTGCATACGCGGCCCACAGATCATTCGGCCGACGGAAGATGCACAGGACACCAGACGGCTCTGTGACGAACGAGAGTCGGGCACCAGGCCCCTCCTCCCACCGATCACCATCCGGCACACCGTCAACGACGCCAGTGACGACATACAGGACCTTCATCAGCCGACCGCCCGCAGATTGATGACCCCACCCGGGTTCCAACCGAACGGGTTGTGATCGAACATCTCCGGCATGCCAATGACCTCATACTCGACACCATCGAGCACCATCCGATCTCGCGACTGGCACTGAAATCCCGGAGGGACGAGCAGTTCTACCTCCACCACCACTCGCTCATACCCGGCGACCTTCGGCTCCGACGTGTCGGGGGCGCCCCATCCATACACGGACTTCTGCACGGGTTCGGACCACGACGGAACGGCGTTTCCGTGCGCATCTATCTCGGCCGCGGAGTACGCACGATGACCGACGCTGAACAGTAATGGGAAGTCAGACATCGGTCTCGTACATCGGGTGGCCGGCCAAGTCGACACCGCACGAACACGATCCACCAAAGTAGATCGAGCAAATCGGCGAATGACACGCCATCGGACGAACGGTGTCAACAGAGAAGGCCTGAGACTTACCGCCGTCCCGACAGATGTCCTGAAGCTGAGTGATCTCACTCGGCCACAGGTTGAACCCGGTCCGCTGACGAGTGTCGACACCCATCCCGTATGGTCCGGCCGTCAAGGTGGATACCTCCCCAGATCCTGCCTGTGACCACCGAATCACGGCCCCAGCTAGGATCAACCGAGCCTCAGCAAGCTGATCTTCGGTTGGCGCTGGATCTGTGGCAACCAGGCACGGAGCAACCCGTGCCGCCTTTGCGTTTGCCCCATCAATCCACATGCTCGCCAACAGGCTCGAGGAGACATCGTCGGGCAGGTCGCCTGGACCAACTATCTCGGCCACAGGTCAGCTACTCGTCGATCTCGGCCGACCCGGCGAACGCTTAACCGGGGCTGGCAAACTATATCCAGCCGCAATTCGGAGGTCTTTCTTCGAGGCGTCGACGGACACCCTCTGACCGTTGGGGGCAATCAGCACCACAGTCTCGACGTTGCTTGCCATGACATCCTTTCACGATCAGGACGGTCGGCTACGTGTCGCCGCGTAGCCGACCATCACTGGATCAAGAGCCCGAGACCGCATCCTTGACCACGGCGAAGGCGTCCGTGGACAGGATGCCCACGCCGTACACAACCTCGGATCGGATTGCGATCTCGTTCTTGCGCTGGAGATCGCCGCTGCCGTCGGGGTCGCCGTACTCGATGAGGGTGAGCGGGATGCTCGCCTGGACACCCCAGCGGAATGCCGAGAAGTCGCCGACGACCGCCTTGATGTTTGGGTTGGTCGTCCGGTAGGCGCCGGTCGATGCCGTGACAGCCTCAGGTCCGCCACGCACGGTGTCGGACACCGCGGCATTCAGGCCGGCGAACGCACTGATGTTCGTTCCGAAGCCCAGCTCCGGATAGAGCCGCTGGCCGGTGGTTGGGTGCCGCTGGGTAGCCAGCTCGAACGAGAATGCGTTGTCGAATGCGATGGCATTCGGGGAGATGCTGTCGGACAACACCAGACCCACCGCCGCCTCGACAGCTTGATCCGGGACCGAACTGGAGTCCAGCTCAACCACGTTGGTGGAGTCGATGATCTTCGGCGGAGTTCCCGACAGCAGAGTGCCCGTGAGCGGATTGATGCCGTGGATGCCAATGAGATCAAGCGCGCGACCAAGCGCGACACCCGACAGGTCAGCCATCACCTGCAGGACGCCGAGCTGACGGGCCTCGTCGGCCCACTTGACTTCCTGGCTGAATCGCTGGGTGACCTGCACCTTGCGAACCAGTGAAGTCACGGGCGCGAATGTAGCGGTCGACTCGCTCTTCTGCTGGCTCTCGCCGACGACCTCACCACGAGGTGGGGCGGTCAGGGTCATGTACTGTTGCTCGCCGAACTCCTGCGCCTCGGCGGCGGACAGTCGAGCGAGGACCGATTGGCCCTGCGCCTTCTTCCAGACACCCGGCACCAGGTGCCGGGGAAGCGAAAAGCTGCTGGTATTCAGAACAGCCATCGGATTGTTCCTCTCTCAGATTCTAGGAACTGCCGCCGAAGAAGTTGCGCGCGAACTCGCGGTCTTCTTCCTCGGTGGTCGTTCCGGCCTTGGTAGTTGTGCCTTCCTTTGGCACAGTGGGGTTCTTCTTCTTGCGGTCATCGTCGGCTTTGGCCTGCTCGGCCTTGAGTTGAGAAACCCGGGTCGCCTGAGCTTCCAGGGTTTCCTCGTCTCCGCCAGTAAGGAAGAGATCCGCATCCTCAAGCGACAGATTGTGTTCAACCGCCTTACGGAGACGTAGTGCCTCCTGCTTGGCGGAATCCCGATCGGCCTCGGCAGTGGTGATCCGCCCGTTGGCCTTTTCGAGTTCGGAAAGGTTCGCCTGCTCGATCTCATCGAGCTTGGCCGCTTTCGCCTTGATGTCGTTGTAGTCCTTGAACTTCGATCGTTCCCGGGCCACTCGATCCTTGATCACGTCGTTCAACTCCTGCTGAGACGTGATCGGCTTGAACTCGTCAGCGGTGGGCGTCGCTCCGCTGGTATCCCCGCCCTGGCCGTCGTCAACTCCGGCTGCATCACTTGCTGATTCGGACATTCTTTCCTCCTAGATCCGTCCGTTGACCGCCGGACGTGGGCGTAGACCCCGCCGCAGTGCGACAGGGAAGTCGTTTCGCTACCTGGAGAACTCAGGCAGGTTGGTTTCGATCCACCGCTTAGCGCGATCCTGATCAGCCCTCTTGGCATCGTCAGATCGACGGCGCGCCGAGGGGACGAACTCGTTTCGGACCGTGGTGATTTGGTCGCGATCCCATGCTGGACAACAACTACACTTGCAGTTGTCGTGCGCAGCAAAGTCCGCAGTGGAGCGTGTGCGGTATACGGCGCCGCGCGAAATGAGCATTGCGCACCAGCCACATTCGGGGCGCCCTACGCGCATCCACCCCACCGACTGAGGATCATGGTCCGTGTTACCCATGATTGTGTCGCGGCTAGCGTTCATTACCCGCTTGATGAGACCGCCCGTAATGAGCGCTAGGGCAGAGTCCCAATCGGCCACGGCGAGACTCGAACCCCACCCAGCAAGAGATTCGACGCCAAGATCGAGCGAAGACAGATCAGCGGCGTAAGAGCCACGGATATTCAGACCACTCCGGTACTCGTCATACCATTCAGCCGACAACACCGAAGCGGCATCGCCATAGTCGCCAACAAGCGCCGGCATCACATCAAATAGTCCATCCCTGACGGTCGAGGCATCCAGCTTGGCCCACAGCGCCTCCAGGTCCGCCGTAGCGTCACCAGTGAGGCGTACGAGCAGGTTACGCAGTTCCGTTGGAGTCGTTGGCATCCTGTGCCCCTACTCGCTGACGAATTGAGTCCAGCAGCGCCCGTCCATTGCCGCGCCGAGACTCGGCCATGGCGCGCTTGATCTGCTGCGGGGTTAGTCCGAGGAGTTCGTAGCCAACCTCGGTGCCCGCAAGCTCTGGCGCGACTGTCAGTTGCTTCAAGCCTGCATCGGCCAAGGCCGCACGCGACAGGTAGCGAGGATTACGCCACGCCGTATCTATCGACTTCCACGAATCCGGGATGTCCGCCTCGGCAATACCGTTCCGCATCGCTAGTGCCCGAATAAAGGAGCGGCGCAAGGGCGGCGTGAAGTTGTCGACCGCACCCTCCGCCTCGGCGATCAGCTCGTACTGTGAGGCGTCGTAGGATTCAGCCGATGTCGGGTTAACCATGTCGCTGATCGCTACCGCAGTATCAGGCAGCGAAGACTCCCGCGCGAACAACTTGGCCAAACCGTTGATGTCCGCCCAGTGTGGACCCGGACTCGACGCCGGGAATTGCTTCACCTCGGCGCGTGCCAGAGCGGGGTTGTTTTCGTCCCGGTCATCGTTGATTCCCTTAATCCGCCCCAGCCGGATATTCCACATATCCCGCTGCGTCCCATCAGCGTTGCGGAACACTGTTTCGTCGGCGCCGAGTAGCCAGAACTCCGGATACGAGTACACATCCATGTGTCCTTCGCGGCGTACAAGTTCACGCACCGCCGCATCTTGAAGCCCCATAATCGGCTGAGTGATCCGAGACTGCCCGAATGGTCGCTGCGGTGCAGGCTTATAGGGCAGCACCTCAGCCGGCATCCCGTAGACATGCTGTTCGCGATCCACCTCCCACCGCAGGTCCGCCCGGTCACGCTGCGCAGTGATCGTCTCATTGGGGAGATACAAGGCCAGCGTGAGGATGTGCCCCTCTTGATCCCTGGAGATGATCGACAGGAAGCTATCCAGACTCCGGCGCCGCCGATTCCACTTTCCAGTGGCCTCGGTGGCATCCTTCACGTGAATCAGAGCGTCAGGCTCATCGTCCCCACCGACCGTGTTCACCAGAAACGCGGGGCCATGCTGCAACGCTGAAACTATTGCGCCATCCACCTCGGATGCGAGGTGATTGTCGTTCCAGACCCCAGCACCGCCGATGCTATCCAGATCGCCATCCGCCCACACGAACCCGTCCAGGTTGCAGCGTCGCGCAAGAGCGTCGACGGCTTTGCCGGTCCATCCGAGCACTAGCCCGAGATTGAAATACATGGGCGGAATGAGGGTGCCGACCATTCGGATGGTGCGCTTGTTCTCGTAGTACGAGGTGCGCAGAAGGTTCTTTAGGCGCCGGCGTTCGATCTCGTCCAGCAGCCTGTTGATCAGAGCGTTCTCGTCAGTATTCAGCTCAGAGATAACGACAGACATCACCGCCGCCTACCTGTGGAAGCAACCCGACCGGACGAGGAGCTACTGCGCCCTGCGCCAGTCGGCTGCCGAGAGGTCATCGCGGCGTATACCGAGGATGACATCGCAATCGCCGGACCGATGTCAAAAGACTCCGCGCGGGGCATCAGTATCCACCCACCAGACTTGCGGTCCTGCCTACGAGATCCGCGGATGGCGTCAGAAAGTTCGGTTTGCCCACCATGTGAGAGTCGACCTCCTTCTGCCATTCCCAGCCACAATGCATTGCCAGCACCAATCTCGTTTTGTGTGTACGCGGATACGACATACCCGAGTTGCTTCAACTTCTCGCCGAGCGCCTTTGCTGCGCCAGTCGAGTCATGCTTCACCATCACCCGGCGCTTAATGTGGCGGGTAAGGAAATTCATCGCCTCGACCTCAGACTGGGTGCCCATAGCTATTTCGACGTGCGCAGAATCCCCGCTCCGCCAGCATGCGACAATCCATAGCCATCCAGAAAGGGTGGAGTTGATCCCGAACGAGGTAGGCGTACCAAGCTCGTTCGGATGCTCAGTGATACCTTTCCAGTGACCATGGGGCATCACCGCAACGGTCTCGTTTGTCTTGTCCCAGATGCCGTACACCTCTCGGCGCACATCCTCGGGAGACATGTTCTCCACGAGCCGCTCGATCGCCGACTTGTTCACGCGGAATCCGTAGGCCGGGTTCACCTCAGTGAGCGTGTCCCAGAAGTGTGGCGCATCAATGTCTGTAGAGACGTCATCCGGACGTGACGGAGAGAACTCGACGTAGACCCCCTTGAATGGTCTCCGCTTCTTCTCTGCCAATGCACGATCCCGGCGACGCTTGAACGCCTCGTGAAGACCCAGGGTTACCTCTTGAGGCCGCGGCGGCGTGCCCATGAAGAACGCCAGGCCAACATCGGACACATTCATCGCAGCAAGCATGTCGTTGAGTGCAGACTCCCTGAGGTTCTGGCACTCGTCATACACCTGGATATCCACCTCGGAGAACCCACGACCGAATCCAGCCGACCTGGCACCGAACAGAATCCGAGACCCGTTGGCGAAATGCACACCCCGACTGTCGTCAGTCATCACCACCGGATGCTGAGGACGCATCTTCGGCCGGATCAGCGGCTTCTCCACGATCCCCGCGATCTTCATCAACGTCTCCGACGACGTCCGATCATGATGCGACGACCAGACCACCAGCGTGCCGGGACGAGACAAGCAGATCGCGATGAGCCCGACCATGATTCCCCAGGTCTTTCCTGCCTGCCGAGCGATACTCAGCGTGACTCCCATGACGTCACAGGCAAGCGTCCGTTCGTCATCGGCACGGACGCCCAGGGCGGCGTACCAGATATCCTCCTGCCACCTATCGAGAACCACGCCCATGCCCGGAAGCTCCGGCGCTATCAGTTCGTGATAGCGGGTGAACGCAATGTCATCAGGGATGACGCAATGACGCGCTATATCGACAAGCGGGGTGGGGTTAGCCCGATTTGCGGAAGCGGTTGGCATCGAACGTGACTACGTTTCCGGATTCAACCTCAACCGTTGAATCCGAGTCCTTCGGAGCGAGCGCCCGCAGCCGGACAATCTCAGCTTTCGCGCGTTCAATCGAGGTCGCGAGCTGCGACCGAAGTTGCGGAGCGTCGGTGAACGCTTCGGCGAGTAGCCGATACCGGATCTCCGCCTCAGCAAGCCCATCGCCAGCATCCATTGCGGCGTTGAGCGATTCATATTTAGCCATCTGGCCACCTTCTTCCCCAAAAACCGCTGGTTAACCGCCCAGCGTCGGCGTAAATGCGCCAATCGGCACACAGATTAGGAAAACCGTGGGTTCACATACGTTTCGCGAACCGGGGGCGCATCTTTCGCCCCCGATGACTTGGCTCGATTGCACTGACGACATGCCGGCTGGCAGTTATCCAGCGCATCCGCCTCTCCCGCCGACCAGCCCATCCGCGCCGCCTCGTCAGATGAAACGACATGATCAACTTCAAACGATCGGGGGCTAGGAGACTTTGCCTCGTAGTCAATCTGGCCACCCAACGCCCGACAATCCGCAGTAACCTGGAGCGAACACAAAGCGTCACCATCGCGACGACGAACCTCAGCACGCCGGCGATCACGAATCGTGGTCGAAGCGAAAGGCATTAGCTACCCCCTACCCCTGACTGACACACACAGCCGCGT